GGCGGTTTTTGATGGATACCCGCATCAACCCAAGCGGTTCTGGCCAAAGTACCTATATCCCATGTTCCTTCGGTGTAGTTAAACTTAACGTACCGGTCTATCTCGGTAGCCGAGGAGGACACATAGAAAAAGAAGATCTCGTCAAACAAGCGGTTGGGAGCGGCAAAGAATTTTCTAGACTGATCGAGGTTAATGTCATCGAACACGTACCGTAAGACGGTACATGGAAGTGTCTGCAAACGCCCCGTGTACGCATAAAAGTTCTCCAAGTCCATCCAGAAAACCTTGTCGCCGATGCTGGCGATAGCGTTGGGGGACAACACTGATACGTTGTTGGACACCATGGCGAAACCAAACGTAAAAGGCGGACCCACAAACCGCATGGAGTACAAGGACGTGTCGGTGAGAATCAAGGTTTCCTGCCGGGTTTTAATTCCGGCAATAATCTCAGATCCTGATGAAAGACGTTGGCTGCCGGCGGTGTTGGTAGCCGTAGGCGTCCAGTCAAAAGGAGATTCCTGGTCAGACCAGCGGACCATCATCAAATCCTGAGCAGTTTCTGAGATGGGGTTGCACCCTAAGCAGATGACATGCCGGTCTACACCGGAAACCAGAATCTGCCTGGTAAGGGTTGGCGCATCCGAAGCCCCGGTTTGGGAGGCAAAAGCGGTAGCTCGAGTGTTGAGACCTAGAGTTTTGTCCCAGTAATAAGGAGTGCCGTCAGCCACGCAGAAGATTAGGTCTTCACCCCAATTGTCTTGCGGCCAAAGTCTTAAAATGTCAGTAACAGTAATGACTGACGCACCGCCGAAGGAAACAAAGGCGTTAGCTTCCTTCACAGCATCCCCATCACTGTGGGCGACTGCGGTCGTACCTCTTACCCCCCTTACAACACCAGCATCCAGAGTCTGGCTGGTTTTCCCGGTGTATTGGATAAGTTCCTGGTTAATTAAAATCAACCCAACGAAGGTCACACTCGCACTACTGCTATGCGCGGCTGCGGTTGTGCCGTCGATGCCCCTGCTTAAGTTGTTTAAGACATTCCCTGATTTGCTGACATACCCAATGTTTTCGCTTCCTATTTTTATAGTGCCTCTGCCAGGAAGCCCGGAAGCGTCCGCCAGGGTTATAGCCCCCGTCTCGTCTATAGCCACATCAGCGGAAATTGACGTGGAAGCCGTCTCAAACAGAGCCGCACTTGTCAGGATTATCGACGTAGCCGAATCGGAAATAGCTCCGTTCAGCGTAGTTTCTGAGAAAGAAGTCGTTACACCACCAAAAAGACTCGCCCCAAAACCTGTTCCACCAGCGTCCGTCACCAGACCGATGCTCAACTGATATTGGGCCACGGTGCTACCGCCACCGGTGCCAGTGTCAGATGCGTTGGCGGTGGCGGTCGCCGTAATCGTATAGGTGTTGGACGTTGGGACCGTCTGAATCTCGTACTCCTGGTTCAGCACTGCTGCTGTGATATTGCCGCCTAGCGTGGCTGCGCTATTAAAAGTTACAAAATCTCCAGCAATGGCCCCATGAGAAGCATCCGTAACTGTCAGGGTCGCAGAGCCATTGGTCGCGGCAAAGGTCGCGCTTCCCGTAGTTGTGGAACGCAAGGGCGTAAGGTCGTTATAAGACCCCCCCTCCTCTATATAAAACTTAGAGTCCGTACCAACACCCATGAATTTGGAGGCATCAAGAGCCGACCATGCGAACAAAGACCTGACGGTCCCTTCAATGGTGCCGCTGCTGAGCTTCGTCCAGCCGCCCATTTTCTCCGGTCGGCCTTTCCTGAACCTTATCAGGTCCGAGTCGTACCAACCCTGCTCGTTGGCATAGGAGGTGCTTTCTCGATTGACACCTGGCTTGAAGGATATTTTAAATAAAGGCATAAGAAGAGCTCAATCAACAATGGGGGGATGGTTGCCATTATGCATCCTGTACAAGGATTCCACGTCTCTGGCGTTTATCTCCACCCGCGCCTTTAAATCGGCTATCTCTTGAGTTTGCTCTTTAAGATTGCTAGGACTCAGTATGCCGGCCAATATTCTGGTTTGATGATGTACCACAGCGGAATCAGCTTCCTGTTTGTCCAGGCGTTCATTCATGCTTTGCATCTCTGCCAAGGCCCTTTCAAAATCTTTCATCAGCCGGTTGAGCTGCGTTTTAACGACCTGAAAACTCCCCGCAATAGTCGCCACTAAGAGGAAAAAATGCACCAACTCTCGTGTACCTAACTCCAATTTACTACTTACCGCCGCGTAGCTCGCCGGACTCCATGCGCCGGCCCCCAAGGATATTTCGGCTGCTTCCGGGCGCGATGGAATGCCCCTCCTGCGCGGGAAGTAGAGCAGGTAAGCCCAGGTATCGGCGCATCGCTTGTGACCCTAATATGCCGTGACCCCCTCGATTGGTCTTTTCAACAGGCCCTTCTGCATCCTGAGGGCCTATGAACCAATCTAATCCTTTGACTGCCGATTGGAGCTGGGGATAAAGCAGATTTGCTCCTCCTCCCTCTCTGGCACGAAGAGCATTTCTAAAAAGCCCATGCATCACTTTTGGAGTGTCCAATTGACCCTCCCGCGTTTCGCCTTTCGGTCCGAAATATGGATCGCTAAGCTGCTCTGGACTGCGCCCTTTGAGGAGACGAAACGTCTCGTTGGCCGCCGCAGCATAATCCGCTGGTCCCTTCTTCGGGGCCATGACGGCTCTAGCAAATAACATGGCAGCGGTAGGCGCAAAAAATGCAAATGGATTCATCGCAGCCGCCGCCATTCCTGATCCTGACCCTGTAATTGAAGAGACGGCCTTCCCTGCAGACCCTGCAGGCCCACCAAAGCCACCAACACCAACACCAGTCCCACCTGCAGGGCTAGTAAGCCCACCAATGTTACTAACGCTACTAACGCCAGTCCCACTCCCAGTCCCACGGAGAAACGTTGGCATTTCACCAGGAAATGACATTGCGGTGTATGTTGATGGTGGTAGAGGCGGTAGAGGCGGCTGACCCCCAAAGCCAAAAGGCCCTGCAGGCCCTGGTCCTCCAAGAGTCCCGGTAGGATAAGCCTTGCCAAGTAGGGTATTTGCTGAAGACAATTTGTTGCCTACTGCACCTATTCCTTCCTGAAGTCCCGGTACTGCGGCAGTGAGGTCAGGAATTTGTTCGGGGAAAAGATACTGCGCCACCTGCTTCGTCGTCCCCAAAAGTGGTGCTATGCCGGAAGGAACCGTTACCGGTTTTTCTACAGTTCCTTGTGCGACGGTGGTTCCTTGCGGCACTTGCGGCACTTGCGGCACGGCACTTGGTGTTGCTCCCTGAAGAGCGGCCAGTTGCTGAGCGGCCTGTTCTGGCGTCAAACCAAGATTTATGAGATCGGCCTCGGTCACAGGACCGCCGGCTTGAAATCTTTGAATAGGTCTAAACACTTTATTTCCTTTGGTCTTACCCGTTACACGAGCGGCATAGGCCAAGTAGGACTAACTGGATCAGGGGTATTAGCCGGCAAATCACGCAGTGCTTGTCGATAATCTTTCTGCGCTTGCGTCATGCTTAAGTCATTGGAAGCCCACCAATCAGTATCGTGCAGAAGTCCATTGCGTTTTTCTCGCAATTCTGTGAAAGCCCTGTCATTTGCTCCAGCCACCCAGGCAGCTTCGTCAGCATCTCTTGCAGCTTCCTCTTCTATCGTGAAGGGAACCTTCTCGTTATTAATCATGTGATGTCTGGGCATTATCAATCCTTCCTTATGTGTGTTTAATTCCCCATACGGAGAGGCGTCCAGTTGTTATGTTTCCTGACCCCATATATATCAGAACTTGGGTTAGTGTCATCGCGTCGCGACGTATGCCTCCAAATTCAGTCAGCACATATATATGGTTAGAGTCGTTGTAGATATGCCCCCCATATCCCCTAACACTGGGATATGTACTGCCTCTTGAAATTTGGGCGTAGAATTGTACTTCGTATGAAGTGTTTACAGCGCCTCGTGTTATTTCCATATAATCGTAATCGTAATCTACACTACTGGTAAAACCGGAGTTGCCAGCATTAACTGCTGTCCGCATTATGTCGTAACCAGTCTCAATACCTCCGCTATCACCAAGCTTCATCCGAAGCGTTGACGCTGACGCTGCGATAATATCAGTTCCAATAACAGCATACGCATCGTATGTGGTATCCAAACCTGTAACAGTAAGAGTAGAACTGTCAGAAGCGGCTGACGAGCCAATTAAATTCCAAGCTCCAGTACCCGAAGTGGATGAGGCCCAGGTGCTGCCATCAGAAGTCAAAACATTCCCCGATGTCGACGGTGCGATCATCTGGGGTGCCGAGCTGCCATTTCCGAGCAGTACATAATTGGCCGTCAGTGTGCTGGCACCAGTACCGCCATTGGCTACGCTAAGGTCAGTGCCTAAAGTTAAACCGCCAACTATCTCTACGTCCGTTCCGCCCGTTGCAATTTTAAGAACATCTGCGTCAGCGTCATTTTTGATGGTTACGTCGTTGGTCGAGCCCTGCCCGGTTAAAATTAGCCCTTCTGCGGCGGTGTATCCCATTGCGGCATTGTCCGCCGCAGCCGTATCTCCGTCAGCATTTACTGTAGATGCAGTGACATCCCCTACGATATCTACGTTTGTGGCACCTGTCGCAATCGTAATTACATCGGCATCCGCATCATTCTTAATCGTTACATCGTTGGTGGACCCTTGGCCGGTGAGAATAAGGCCCTCTGCAGAGGTGTAGCCAATCGCGGCGGTGTCACTAGCGGCGGTGTCGCCGTCTGGTTTAAATGTCGCAGCGGTAGCATCTCCAACGATATCTACGTTTGTCGCGCCTGTCGGAATAACCAGGACAGCCGCATCCGCATCGTTCTTTATCGTGATGTCATTCGTCGAGCCTTGACCGGTCAAAATAAGACCTTCAGCGGCGGTATACCCCATTGCCGCATCATCACCAGCGGCAGTGTCAGCGTTAGCACTCACCTTTCCGAAAACAGGGTTCAACAAGGCGTTGACAACAGCGGCCCCGCTACCGGCCCCATCACAATACACAATGGCGCTCGAACCATTAGTGATTGTTATATTTGCTCCACTACCTTGGCTGATGATTACACTGTAGGGACCACTTGACCCGGAATCAGTGGTTGAGTTAGTGAAAATAAAGAAAACCGCAGACGTGTTGGGGGCCACAGTTACCGTGTTATTTGCACCAAGAGCACCGGTGAATTTGATGACCCGGTACATGCCGTCCTGTAGGTTTTCTGTGCCTTGGTCCGGGGAAGCTTCCCTGACCGTTAAAGTGTGTGTAGTACCTGAAAGAGCGACTGACCCGTAAGAAGCTATCCGGTCAAGAATGTCAAAATTGAAGTTGGTGGTTGCCCCCCAAGTCCCTGACTGTTCCCCAGTAGCTACTTCTTCAAAGCCGAAATTAGTTGTGAATGTGGAGGCCATAACTCGTTCCTATGATTATGCGGAGACTACAGGCCAAGAAGGATTAGCTGGGTCTGGGGTATTGGCAGGCAGATCCCTGAGTTCAGTGCGATAAGCTTCCCAAGCGGCATGCTGTTCATCAGTCAATGCGTTTTTGGGCGAATCCGTCCAATCAGATTTATATAGCAGTCCATCTCGTTTTTCTCTCAATCGATCCATTGTGAGTTGATTTTCCTGCGGCATCGCTTGCAAACTACCATCAACCAAATGCCATTGCCCAGCAACCGTTTCATCTGGACAATCCATCCAGGTCAAGCTGCTATGAACCGGGAACTCTTGCTCGGCTACATCAACAACATTTGAATTCTGAATAAGCGCCTTCATCACTTGTATTCCTCAATGACCATTATTCCAGCCTTACCAACCGAGCCAACCGTTCCACCGCTCCCCGAATCAGTTGCTCCTCCAGATCCTCCAGATCCATAAGCCCGGCCTGGATACGATTCGTCATCCCCGCCGACGTTAACTCCACGTCCACCACCGCCCCAGAATGATGCTCCGCCCGTACCTCCAGTTAAAGCGATGTCACCGCTACCCATGTACCCTCTAGCTTGCCCGTCTCCGCCATCGATATTGATGTCTCCACCCGTAGCTGTTCCCCCGCTACACTGATTTGAATCAGATCCGTTACCATTCCCCCCGACACTGCCTCCGTACCCGCCCACCGCCGAGTTGTAAGAACCAAAAGATGAAGTTCCGCCAGTACCTCCTTGAGCATTCGACGCTCCTGCAGTACCGGCGGCTCCTATGGTCACCGTCTCTGAACTCAGCGATGTCACATCTATAACTTCGATAGCAGTAGATCCAGCGCCGCCGCCACCGCCTTTGCCCCGAGTTTCAAATGATCCTCCGCCACCACCGCCGCCACCAGTAACAGTCACCTTGATACGAACAATATCGGTTGGCCGGGTCCAGGTGCCACTACTTGTGAAAACCTGCATGGATGCGAAGCCGCCCCCACCACCACCAGCAGCTTCCGATTGCCAAGTGGAACCCGTCGAGGTTAAAACTTGACCGTCCGATCCTGGGGCGATCATCTGGGGTGCCGAGGTACCGTTTCCGAGTAATACATAATTCGCCGTTAGGGTGGACGCCCCCGTCCCTCCATCAGCTACAGGAACATCCGTCCCTCCAGCTCGATAAATCGCATTACCCTCGACAGTCAAATCTCCCGCACCCGACCTCGCTAGAGTTGTATCGGAAGCAGCACCAATATTTACTGCTGTAAATTGCGGACTATCTCCTGTTCCAATACCAATCGAGGTGCGCAGGGTCGCTCCTGACTCGGCCACCGGATCAGTGGAACCGTCTCCGACGATCATTTCGGAATCAGCGAGAACACTCATAGCAGTCACAGCGCCTGTGCCACTACCGAGCAAGACACCACCGTCGGTTAAGGTAGAGGCTCCCGTACCTCCATCAGCTACAGGAACATCAGTGCCACCGGCACGATAGATCGCATTACCCTCGACCGTTAGGTCACCAGCACCTGATCTAGCCAGGGTTGTATCAGTGGCAGCTCCAATG